ATGTTTACTCCGATTCTTTAGGAACTTGCGCTTCAGCCTGTTCTTTTATTTTAAGAATCAGAGGCCACACGCCACTAGACGATGGGAGGTTTCCCAAGGTCTGCAATACAAAGTTAATCTCGTTAACGTCTAACTCTAGCTTCATGCTTGACCCCAAGGTGTGCCAGTAGCAGTAACAGGGTTCTTTTGCAAAGCAATCTGAGCCGCCAGAGCATCTTCTGTGGCTTGTTTATCAACAGACTCCCACACCCAATTCAATACTTCTGCTTCAGTAACTGAGGCATAAGGTATTGTTGGTGTTCCTGCTTGCCAAGATGCTGTGGAGTAGATGGAAGCCGTGTAGTCTCCATCAACTGCTGTTGCAGTCCAGTGGGCACAATTTATAAAACCATCTGCGGTGAGATAGTCGGTTTGAGTGATTTTCCAAGTAGTTGAGATAGTCATGATATTTTCCTTTTGGGGTTTAAAGATTAGCAAGCCATTAAAACGCAAGGCACACAATATGAGCCATCTGCGTATGTGCAAGTGATGTGGTTTGAAGTTACTTTTGCAACAGTTTTAGAGCGAACAATGTCATCGCCTTGTGGCTTGGCAGTTCCATCACCAGCAGACATGAGCAAGTCACCACGAACAACAGTTACACCTTGAGCAATGCGGATAATCATATCGCCTGTCATTGCCATGTTGATTTCGTCAACATTGTGGGCATCGTCATGTGTCCAGTTCACGAACACACCAGCAACATTTACATCGCCTTCTGTGTCAGACACTTTGACTTTGTTTAACTGCTCATTGTCAACAGGATTGCCTTCAGAGTCTGTGTAAACATTCATTGCGTCAAGGTTGGACAAAACAGTACCTTTAACGATTGAATCATCTTTGGTTGTAGTTGTTTGCGCCCATCGAGATAAGTGACCACCATTGTATGAAACAGTTGAGCCTGAGACGGAGATGCTTCCTTCTTGTACTGTTCCTTGTTGAAGGCTTACTAATTCTCCATCGTCTGTAAGTCTGTTTAAAATTAATGGAGCGCCACCATCAACAACAGCTATAACTGTACCATCTGCTCGGAGTTGCGCTCCTTTTGCAGCGGTTGTAGTTGCAGTAGTCCCCACCAGCAAGTTACCGCTAGAGTCTATTCTGGCTCGTTCTGCTGGGCTAGACGAACCCGCTGATTTTGTTTCAATATAAAAAGCAGTAGCAATTTGACTACGAGTGCCAACTGCTGTGGTAACGTACCCAAACGCACTATAAGCGTTGTCGTCTGAGCCTTCAAACGCACAATTGACAAAACTTTTTGTGCCAACTGTAGCAGCCGTACCAGACAAGCTAAAACCCCTGCCAATCATAATTTGGGTATCACCACTACCTAATGATGGCTCCGTTATAATTTGTGTGCCAGAACCTATAACGTGCAATTTTCCACTAGGCGAACTTGTACCAATACCTACATTGCCTGTGTTTGTAATTCTTACTCTCTCAACATTTTCTGTTTTAAAAGTTAAAAAATAACCAGATGAACCCGTGTATCCAGCGGTTAATGCTGTTTCACCTGTTTGGGCGTAATTCAATAATGAACCATACGATTGCCCAGAATGAACAAAATCTAATCCCCTTGCGCCAGTGCTAGTAGTTCCATCAGTAGTAATAATTGCGCTAGAGCCTGATACAGTTAATTTTGTAGTTGGCGAACTTGTACCAATACCCAACCCTGTTGAGGTGAGGCGCATACCTTCTGTAGGGCTTGAACCTTGATAAAATACCAAACCACCGCCACTAACCGCTTGTATTTGTCCAGTTTGTGTGCCACCAAAATTAAATTGCAAACTGCCAGGATTTGAAGTTCTATCTAAAGTTAAGGTAGAACCACCTGAATTTGTGATTGTCTGTACGCCAGTAAGTGCAAGAGTAGAGCCATTAAAAGTAAGTTCAGAGCCAGTAGCCAATGCACTAGAACTAGATGCGTACACCACACCGCCTGATGTGAATGATGTTAGGTTTGTACCGCCATTGGCAGTAGGTAAAGTTCCTGTCACTCCAGTTGTCAAAGGCAAACCAGTTGCGTTTGTTAAAGTACCGCTAGATGGTGTACCCAATGCACCATTGAACAATACTGGTGCACCCGCAGACCCTGTATTGACCGCCAGAGCAGTCGCAATGCCAGTACCCAAACCAGAAACACCAGTGCTAATTGGCAAACCAGTTGCATTAGTCAATGTTGCGCTTGTTGGAGTACCAAGGATAGGAGTAACAAGTGTCGGACTTGTTGCAAAGACGTTAGCACCGCTACCAGTTTCATCTGTCAAAGCAGCCGCTAGGTTTGCACTTGAGGGAGTCGCTAGAAAGGTTGCTACACCAGTTCCTAGACCTGATACACCAGTAGCAATAGGAAGTCCTGTAGCGTTTGTTAAGGTTGCGCTAGTAGGTGTTCCAAGGATAGGGGTGACTAGGGTAGGAGAGGTAGCAAATACTGCTGATCCTGTGCCTGTCTCGTCTGTCAAAGCACCTAACAAATTAGCAGAACTAAATGAACCCAAAGAGGTAGCATTGCCAACAGAAGTGATTGCACCTGTTAAGTTAGCGTTAGTTGTTACGTTACCCGCAGTTAGACCAGAAGCAGTGCCTGTAATGTTTGTGCCTACCAAGGCAGATGGAGTTCCAAGAGCAGGAGTAACCAATGTTGGGCTATTGGCAAACACCAAAGCACCCGATCCTGTTTCGTCAGATACGGCAGAAGCTAAGTTAGCAGATGAGGGCGTACCCAAGAATGTAGCAACACCAGTACCCAAGCCACTCACGCCCGTAGAGATTGGCAATCCTGTGGCGTTTGTCAAAGTACCAGAAGCAGGAGTTCCCAATGCGGGAGTCACCAATGTTGGCGAGTTTGACAACACTACATTGCCTGTACCAGTAGATGAAGTTACACCTGTACCACCATTGGCAACAGGAAGAGTTCCTGTAATATCAGCAGTAGAAAGAGTGACCGCATCCCATGAAGCGTTAGTACCATCCGATTGGAGATACTTGTTTGCCGCAGAGGTTTGGCTTGGCAACAAGTTATTCAATGCACCAGCCGCTGTAGAAGCACCAGTACCGCCATCAGCAACCGCTAAGTCTGTAATACCCGTGATTGAACCACCAGTAATTGCGGCAGCAGAGTTATCTGTCTTAGTCGCAATGGCAGTAGCAATGTTGTTGTACTCAGTATCAATCTCAGTACCTCGCACGACCTTGAGTGGATCACCAGGCGTGAGGTTATCTTTAGTCGCAAAGTTGGTACTTTTTGTGTAATTACTCATGATATTTTCCCGTTCTTAGATTGAATTTCAATCTTCTGAATTGACAGTTGAGTGCCGTTGATAGTGGTTTCGTAACCTGTTTGAACAATTTTACCCGCACCAGAAGCATTTACATCTAGTGTCTTAATCAAGAGTCCACCTGAGTATTCTGCTGTGCCGTATTCAGCTAGGCCGTACTCATAGTTCTGTTGTTCAGGGATAAAAGCATTTCCTGACAAATAGTTGGCAGCAAAGTCAAAGCCCCACTTAATCGTGACAGTCTGGTTAGACCCACCAATAATGATTGTCTTGATTCTCTTGAGAATAGAAATCTGATTCTCATTACCAAGGTCTGCATGATTGGTGAAGTAGCTCAATCGGTAAGTAGAAGTGTTATCTAAGAAACTTCCATACTTGCCAATAAATCCACTCTTACCAATGTACAGATCACCATTTCTGAGTGAATACAAAGACGTAGGCGTAATAGAGTCCCACTTGGTTACTCTAAAAGCACCATCTTGCAATGTCATCTTTGTGTCGAAGCAAAAGACCTGTGCTGTTACTGGCAGAGTCAACAAGTAAAAGGCATTCTTCTCTGAGTAAACAGACTTCAGATTAGCCAAAGTCTCTACTGCCAAAGAAGACACTAGGTCAGAACGAACATTCTTAGACAAGTCTCTTAGGGGTGCAGACTTCTCTTGGATAGTCCTCATCAGAGAACGAACACCTGAGTCAGACAAGAAGATCACATCAGTACCAATTGACTGAATAGTGTCTCTAGCAATACACCCAATAGAGCCTACTGTGTCTGACAGAACCAAAGATGCGGGGGTAGAAGCATTAGAGTAAACAAGAATCTGACGTTTACCAAGGATAAAAAAGAAATCATTGTGAGCCGCTAGACCCATGACCTCATCCGCACCATTAGGCCAGACCCTAGAAACATCTAATGTTCCTGAAGTACCACCACCCCATACATGACCTGCAATCAGGTCAGAGAAGGTAATCGTAACTTTATCTGTGGATGTATTAGCCACCCACAAGCGACCAAAAGCAGAGATAGCAATGTTTGCTTGCGGAACAGTCCCCACATAGCCCGACTTCTCAGATACCCGTCTAAATGTCGTAGTGCTAACAGCGGGGTCAAAGATGAGTGGATCGTGACCCGTTTGGAAGAAGTAGGCTACGCCATTCAAAGATGCACATTGCCAATTAGATGCTGTAATAGTAGGGGCTGTTCCTCCACCACCATAGGTCAACTCAGTAACAGCGTTAGAAGTACCAAGTTTAAATAGCTTGTTGTTTCCCGCAAACAGAACAGTCAAAGTGCCATCAGTTTGGACTAACTCATGGATTACACCCACATTGTTAGAGCCTAGATTGCCTGATGAGGCGTTAACAAGTGTGTATCCCTTGCGTGCGCCAATACGACCAAATTGGTCAATCACGCAGTTATAAGCAGTTAAAGCAAAGCCAGAAGATAAATCTAGGGGCGAGTCTTGCGTGTTCAGGCCATAGAAGCCTGGTGCGCTAATGCTTTGACTTTGTAGAGGAGCTGCCATTAGACCGCCACAAAGTTATCTTCAGGGTAACGAGTGCTTTCCAATGCAATAGCGTCAGATAGCATTCCACGGAACAAAGCGTACGCCTCATTAGAAGCAGTACCTCCATCCTCACCACGCTCAATCAAACCACGAGCATAGGCACTTTGAGTCACCAAATAGTCCAATACTTTGACTGAAGTGCCATCAGCAGACAGATTAGCCTGTGGGATGGTCAAATCAAACTTTAGTGTATAGACACCATCAGGAACGGGAAACAGGTCAACTTTTGTATCGCCACTGCCATCTACACCACTAAAGCAAAACTCGCTAGGAATAGACTGTGAAGGCGTACCAAAGTTGAGTTTGCGGTTCATGTCCGCAACAGTGGTGTTATCTAAAGTAATAACACTGGTAGTGTTAATAGCATCATTGATACGAAACTTCTGACCCGCACCCGTCAACGCATAGGAACTTGTACCAGAAGTAGTAGTAACTGTAATCGTTTGTCCTAAGACATTCCAATTATAGGAATCTTCAATTTGACGTTTAGCATCATTGACAAACTTGCCAACCAATGCGGAATAAGTTGTTTCTGAGACTGTAGAAACATTAGTCTCACGCAAACGGGTGAGAACATCATTGACAAGTTCTAAGTAGGTCATGTTCGTTGCGCTCCTAATACTTCAAATGTTGCAAGTACAGACATTGTTGAGCCAGCCTCAGAAGTAGTGGTTAAATAATCACCTTCTTCCATCACAAAATATTGTGAGTCTGAAATAAGCGTTAATGTTGTTCTTGCTGATAAAACTTGTTCGCTAACAATTAAAGTTGATGTAGCAGTACTTGCGTCATACCAACTAAATGAAATGTGTTTGCTTGGAGCTGTGTTACAAACGTGAATTAAGACGCACCTTGCATAGTATCCAGTAGGCACTGTATACAGCGTAGTAGCTGTATTAGCAGTTAAATTCTTACTGATAGATACTGGTCTCACTTCATATTCCTCTTAGAGATCGCTTTGGCTTTAGCCTTTGCGTCTTCCTTGGACGTTGCGCCCCAAGCTCTAAGAGAAAGAAGGAGTCGGGTAGGCTTTCCATCTTTCATCTCAGCGCCAGGCATATTGCCCATACGTGCTAAAAAGGATGCCCTACGAGGGTTGTCTCCCGACTTGACTGGTGGTTTTAAATTGCCACCTGTTTCTGCATTATACGATGCTCTTCCTTTGGCATTCAAGCCCCCCTTGGGGTTTTTTCCTTCTTTTGTTTGCCAAACAGGAGATTTCATTTCTTCTTTGCGGT